ACTTGCGCTGCTGTGGTATGTGTCAGCCTGTTCCTGGCTGCTTGTGTCCATCTTCATAAGGTTAATGAAATGCACCTTAAAGGTAATATCGGTACTCCTTATCTTGTTATTCTCGTTACTCTATAGTCTCATTTATGATTGAACTCTCTAACATAGATGCCTGTGAGCATCCCAAGCGCATCATCAACCCCTATACTGGCGAGGTTCAGTACGTTCCTTGCCGCAAGTACGCAAGCTGCCTGAACAAGCGTTCCCTCGAATGGTCCCGACGCCTTGAGAGCGAGTGCAAGTTCCACAGGTACTCTATGTTCGTAACCCTTACCTATGACAATGCCCACCTTCCTGTCCTCACTCCTGTCTACAATGAAGACGGCAGCATCAGGGAATGGCATTCCAACCGTGACGCTGACGGTTCACAGGTTGTCAAGCACGACGATTCCTACCGACCCATAAGGATTCAGAATTCCGACGTTGTCGGCGTCGCCCACGTCTGCAAGTCCGACGTCGTGAAGTTCTTCAAGCGTCTTCGTTCAAACATTCACTATCACTTCAAACACAACAACATCAATGAATCAGAGAAAATCCGCTATTTTATCTGCTCGGAGTACGGCTCTCGGACGTTACGGCCGCATTATCACTTTATCCTTTGGTTCGACTCCGAAACCATCTGCCGAGAGTTCGGTCATTTCCTATCTAAAAGTTGGACGCTTGGTCGTAAGGACTTCTCTCTCGTCAACTCATCAGCCCCCCAGTATGTGGCGAAATACCTTAATGGGAATGATAGTCTGCCTGGAATTCTACAGGCTCAACCTGCGCACACGTTCCACCTCGCAAGTAAGAAACCACTTATTGGATTTGGCGTCGCTGACGAAGAAGCGCTGTTCGAGAATGTCTGTAACGGAACTTTTGGACACTATGAACTCGATGAACGTCGGCAGGTACTTGTATATGTCCCGTCTTCCCGTCAAGTTGAAATGCGATACATCCCGAAATGTCGTGGATATCGCCGAATATCTCGTTTTGAAAAACTACGAATTTATTCGTATGTCTATGACATTGTAACTGCCTATGGAAAGGAAATACTTCATTCTGCTACTTCTTCTTATTTTGAGTCTGCTGTTGACCTCCACGCTTCTATGGCCTGCTATCGTTGGTGTGAAAAGTATCATTGGACTCCTGAAATTTATGTGAGTGCCGTCGAGAACTACTATTCCAAGAAAGAACTCTACCAGTTATATAAACAGTATGAATATCAGAAATCCTACATCGAGGAGTATAATCTTCCGATTCAGCACCTCATCGGTCAGGACCCCACCATCTACGAGCAGCTTCCACAGACTGCCTTTGAGTTCATCGGCAGCCATCTGAGCCGTATCTTCCTGAACTATGACATCCGATGTTCCGACGTCTACGACGATGACGGACGCATCGACGGCTTCAAGGTTGAAGGATTGAAGCAGAGACACTCCGACTTCTACAGGCGCAACTTAGCCCTGCACCAGAAGATACATCAGGACAGCAAGAAATCCAAGACCAGAAATGAAATTATAAACCCTAATATTTTTGTTTAATATGAGTACATTCAAAATTCCCGCTCCGAAGCCGAACCTCAGCCGTAACGGCTTCGACCTTTCCACCCGGCGCATCTTCAGTGCCCCTGCCGGAGCATTGCTCCCGGTTCTCGCATTGGAGACCAACCCCGGCGAACACTTCGAAATCAGCGTTCAGGACTTGGTACGCACGCTTCCTATGAATACGGCGGCGTTTCTCCGCTGCAAGGAGTATTACCATTTCTTCTTTGTTCCCTACAAGGCATTGTGGCGTTTCTCCGACCAGTTCTTCACAGGCGTTAGCAACGGCGATTCGGCATTCAGCACCCCTGTCATTAAGGATTCTGCCGATTTCAACAATTCATTGGACGCAATCTACAACTTCGTTCCGAACTTCACTCCGAATTTCAAACTCCAGTCCCTGATAGACTATGTCGAGAATCCGAAGAACAGCACTCGTTCCGATTCCCTCGGCTACAAGTATTCCGACGGTGCATTCCGACTTCTGAATTTCCTCGGCTACGGTGTCAATCAGCGTGGTCTTGTTCGCAGCTCTGTCAAGTCAGGCAGCAAATACGTCGATGCAGCCAACCTGAACTTTACCCCGAATCCGTTCCGTCTCCTCGCCTATCAGCGCATCTACAACGATTTCTACCGTAACGACAACTGGGAACAGGCAGACGTCGTTTCGTTCAACGTGGACTACTGCAATTCCAATTCGAACCTTACGATTGCTCCTGACATAGCACAGCGTTTCTGTCAGCTTCGCTACCGTCAATATCCCAAGGATATGTTCACTTGCGCTCTGCCCTCTCCCAACTACGACAAAGGCATTTTCGACTTGCCTACTTATCTTGGAGAATCCCAGAACGTTTCTCGTGATTCTATTTCTACTGGTATTCTGATAGAAAATGACAGCAACAGTACCATTTCCGTCAATGACATCCGTGCTATGTTCGCCCTCGATAAGATGCTTGAGGTTACCCGACGTGCCAACGGACTTGATTACAGCAATCAGATTGCCGCACATTTCGGTTTCAACGTTCCAGAATCCCGCCGCAACTGTGCACAGTTCATCGGAGGATTTGACAATGCGATTACCGTCAGCGAGGTTATCACGTCTTCAAACGGTTCAGTAGACGGTACCAATGACACGGCATCCGTGACAGGCGACATCTACGGAAAGGGCATCGGCTCTATGAACAGCGGCAGGATAGAGTTTGACACCAAGGAACACGGCATCATCATGTGCATCTACTCCAACGCCCCACAGGTCGATTACAACGCATTCAACCTCGATTCGTTCAATCGTAAGATTAAGCGTTCGGACTATTTTCAGCCAGAGTTCCAGAACCTCGGTATGGTGCCGCTTCTCGGTATGGATATGTCCCTTGTTTCCGACAAGCAGCAGTCAGTAACCTCTGACCTCAACAACTCCATTCTCGGATATGTACCACGCTACATAGAGTACAAGACCAATCTTGATTTGGTCTTCGGCGAGTTTATGTCGGGTCAGGAATTCAGTGCTTGGGCTACTCCCCGCTCGGACGTTTACGATTATCTGTCCCAGGACAACAAATCTCCGTCCATCAATGCAGCTTCCCTTATGGTAGACCCCAAGGTGCTTGACCCAGTATTTGCTTCCCAGTACCGTGGCGAACCCTCTCAGGACCAGTTCAAAATCAATTGCTACTTCGACATCAAGGCCGTGCGCCCGATGTCTGTAAGCGGCTTCACTCCAATCTAATTTACGGCTTATGAATTACAGAAGTATCATCATATCACAGCACGAACGCAGTTCGGCAGTCGATTACAACGATTATCCCCTTGAAGTGAACGGCATCGTCAAGTGTGGCAACATAGTTGAAAAGCAGCTTGTTGAAGTTACCAACCCTGTCAATCCTGTAACAGGCTTCCGAGACCTTGACGTTACGCGTCTTCTCTCTCCTGACACCCCACAGTCAGAAAAGGAGCTTATACTCAAGGCCCTCGCCTATCAGAAAGGCTACAACTCCCCCAAGGGTCTCAGCGATTCCGAACTCCTCTCGCTCATTCCGTCCCGCTACCTCAGCGACCCAGTGGAAATCGAGAACTACCGTCAATTTGTAGAACAACTTAAGGCACAGGCAGAATATGAAAAGAATAAAGCAGATAGTACAGAGACTTCTCAGACTGGTAACGAACCAGTCGGTACTGACCCTAATCAAGTCAATACTGCTGGCAATACTGCTGATTAGTTTTGTCGTTTTGTTGAAGATAATCTTCATTCTCTATTAACAATAATCACGTTTTTCTAAATCCCCTACCCTCTCGGGGGTAGGTTTTTTATTAACATTCAAAATTATACGATTATGTGGCAGGCACTTCCAGCAGTCATATCGGCAGGCGGCAGTCTCTTATCGGGACTGTTAGGCAGTTCATCGCAGAGCAGCGCCAACAAGGCAAACATTGCGATGCAGCGTGAGACCAATGCCCAGAACTACAAGATATTTCAGGAGCAGAACGCATTCAACGAGCGAATGTGGAATGCGAACAACGCATACAACACCCCTGAAGCACAGAAGCAGCGTTATGAAGAAGCGGGCATCAACCCCTACATTGCCATGGGCAACATTGGTTCAGGCACTTCTTCCTCATCCCTCCAGTCAGCCCCCGCCCCTACTATGCAAGCCCCTCACGTTATGCCCCTCGATGCCCTCGCACAGGGAGCACAGCAGGCAACGCAGAACCTCACGCAGCTGATGATGGCGCAAGCCCAGATAGACAAGACACGTGCAGAGACCGACGTTATCCGTCAGTCAATGCCCTACACCCTCGACAACCTCAAATGGACGAGCAAGAGCGCAGAGTACGGCTACAAGCTCGGCAGGCTCAACTATGACTACGAGAACCAGACCCTCGGCAACCGTTTAACCTTATCGGATTTGTCAGTCAAGCAGGCAAACAAACAAGTGGATTTGCTCGAGCAGCAGATAAAGGCACAGGAAATTGCCAACAAGGCAGCAGACATCGACCTTGGCATAAAGGATAAGTATGCAGAACAGATGTTCCAAGCCCAGTTGGGGCTTACCCTCGCACAGGCACTCTCAGCACAGGAAAGCGCACTGATGACACGCTATCAGCGCACTTCCTATATGCCCGAGCAGCTCAAACAAGGATGGTACAACGCACATTCTCAGCGCATAGGCGCAAACGCAAATATGATGAATGCGCAGACCAGTCGCTTCCTCGCCCCCTATCAGGCAACCCTCCTGACCTCCCAAGGCACTTTGAACTACACGCAGGTTCAGAAAGTGGCAGCAGAC